ACTTTCATACTTGCGGTTTTGTATTTAGTATTTAACAGAAAACAGAAATAAGATGGCTAAGAGCAACGTGAGATCCTATACGGATAAAGAATTATTAGACAGAGTGAAAGTAACTAAAGGGTTCCAAAAGATTCCTGAGGGTTACTGGATTCTTGGAGTTAGATCTAATGAAGATGAAGAGAATACATATGATGATAAGTTTTACATTTTCAAGGGAGAGGTCTTCCAAGAAGTGATCACTGGAACAACTCATCCTGGTGCAGCTATTCTAAAAGGGGGGTTCCTTCGATTCAATAAAGTTGGTGCTGCTGTTCTTAAATCTGATATGTGGTATCATGACATGTGGAGGTATATTTATAGAGCCTCAAGAGGACATGAGCTTCGCCAGGTTAACAAAGTTACAGTTTATCGAGATGGAGATAAGGATGGAAAGTCTGAAGAGATTGGAACTCCTATCCACGGATTATTTGGAATCAATTTCCATACGAATACATTCAAGTGGTATAATAATTTAGTGAAGATGTTTATTGGATCTTGGTCAGCAGGATGTCAAGTAACAAATCGTAGAGATCGATTCCTTCACTGGATGAAAATATTTAAAGCAAGAAAGAGTTCTGGGGAGCAGATATATGTGACCTATTGCTTAATAAAAGAATTCTAACAGAAACAAGAAACAAGAAGAACAGATGAGTATCGTTCTTTGTATATTGACGTATTAAAGTAAATTATGTTTGTCAACACTAAACAATTCTCCCCAGTGGTGAATGATGGTTTGACCAATGCGAATCCTTTATCTTACGAATATCGTGAGTGGTGGGTTGAACAGAAAAGAAGATGCCTCGAGGGGTGGACATGCGGAGGTGTGTATATTCCAGGAGATTATTACTGGTATCTAAATTTCTGGAAGATCCGTGGTAAGGATAAGAAGACTGGTCGTAAAACCTTAATCGCCCCGAGGTTCCTTGATATGGACCTGGAATATTTCCTGGCCATTGAAAAAGCTCGTAAAGCCGGGAAACATTTGTGTGTTGTAAAAGCTCGTCAGAAAGGTTACTCTGAAAAACACGCTGCATTGATGGGTAAGGAATTCACATTCTTCGCTCACTCTCAAACAATAATTACTGCCGGTGAAGAGAAGTATTCCAATGCCACAATGAGAATGTGTGTAAGGGGACTTAACTCGCTAAAGGAAACTGAATTCTATAAGAGGAGACAGCCAGATACTCTTGATTACATACAAGCAAAGTATAAAGTAATTGAGAATGGTGTTCCTCACTGGAAAGGGATCCATAGTGAGATCTACAACATCACATCGAAAAATAATCCTCAGGCAACAATTGGTAAGTCTCCTTCGTTGATCATATTTGAAGAGGCTGGTAAGTTTCCTGGATTAATCGATTCATTTAAGTACATCCAACCAGCACTTGAGGCTGAGGGTGGTGAGAAAACAGGTTTCGCTATTATTGTAGGAACTGGTGGTGATATGGAGAAAGGAGCTGCGGAACTAGAGCAAATGTTCTATGATCCGGAGGTCTATGACATGTTTGAGTTCAATAATGAATATGAAGAGGACGGTGGAGATTCTAAAATTGGATTCTTCTGTCCTGCATGGAAATTCAAGATTGTAGACAATGAAGGTAACTCCCTGAAGCAAGATAGTCTCGAGTATATTGATACTAAACGTGAGGCCGCTAGGAAATCTAAAAAGGTTGATGACTTTGTGAATACAATCACTCAGGATCCAATCATTCCAAGTGAAGCCTTCATGCGTACAGGAGGGAACATGTTTAACCAGGCATTATTGAATCAGCAGTTTGCTAGATTAAGAAACAATAAGGCACTTTCAAACCTCGGAGATAAAGGTAGGCTTGAATGGATTAAAAATGATTTGGGTACAATAACCGGAGTCGAGTTTATACATGATCCAGCAGGGAAGCTTATTATTTATGAGCATCCAGAAAAAGATGATCAGGACAATGTAATTCTCAATCTCTATGTTGCCGGTACCGATTCATATGATAAGGACCAGGCGAATACTTCAGATTCAGAAGGATCTTGTTCAATCTTTAAAATGTTCAAGGATGTTAACTCAACATCTAACATTTTCGCTGCTAGATACACAGATAGGCCCTCGACAGCAGAGAAGTTTTATGAGGAGACAGCAAAATTATGTATGTACTATAAAGCTCCAAATCTAATTGAGTGGTCAAATATCGCTATCTTTAACTGGTATAAGAACAATGGTTTTGAAGGCTACCTGAAGGAAAGACCTCAGATAGCTTATGCTAACGTGAAAGACAGCAAGGTGAATAACCGATATGGTGTAGATCCAGGAACGAAGACTGAATGGATGATCATGTATCGAGATTATATTGAGGATTATAGTGAGAACATGTATGATATGCGACAAATCGATAGAGCAATTAAGTTCAGAAATGAAAAGAACTACAACTGCGATATCACGATTTCATCTTCACTGGCAATTTGTCACGCGAAGGATAATATCAACATTAAAGCAAACGCACATGCTAACGTCAGTAAGAAGGAAGAGTTCTTCCATTTTAAGAGTAATCAAGGAAGAATAACGCAAAAATTTTAGAAAATGTCATTACCGAATCAAAACATACCCGAATCAAAGAAAGACAAGCATTGGATGCAAAGGAACGTAGGTTCTATTGTTCGCATGTCCTTCACCAGTCGGGAAGCAAAAGCCAAGGATAAATTCTGTTATGATATCTACAATGGTGTCCAAAATGAAGGAGACTTTGATTATTTACGAAAAGTAGATGATTACGAATACCCGGCCAAGATCCGTTTCGTCCCTCTTCTTAGACCAAAGCTTGATCGATTAAGAGCTGAGGAAACTAAAAGACCTTTCAACTGGAGAACATATTCAATCGACAGTAACTCTGTTGACGACAAACAGCAAAAGAAATTTCAGAAGATCGTAGCTCAGATGGCTGCGAACAAAAAGAAGATAAGTGTAGAATATCAAAATGCACTTACCAACATTGAGCAGATGCAGGCTCAACTTGCTCAGGTAGAGCAACAGGCGGCACAAGAACTTGGACAGGTTCCACCGGAAATGCAATTTCAGCTTCAGCAAGCTCAGAAAGAACTCGAGACAGGTAAGTTCGTTATCTCACATGAGAGCATGATCTCTCAAAAAGAACTTGAGGATATCGAGGTTTACTTCAAATACAAATACAAAGACTTTTTAGAAATTATCGCTGAGAAGGGCCTCAAGTATATGATCGCCACTCAGGGATTAAAGGATCTCTTCAATCTAGGGTTTGAAGATAAACTTGTAGTTGATAAAGAGTTTTATTTTGCAGACTGGGAGGATGACTCCGGACACGAGGATCCTATTGTCAGAAAAGTAAATCCAATGGGATTCTATTATTCTGGAGATAGTGAGGTACAATGGGTAGGAGATGCTGAATGGTGTATGGAGGAAAGATTCATGTCTATCAACCAGGTTATCGAGGAATTCGGTGACAAGTTGAGTTTTCAGGATATGGAGAAGCTCAAGAATAGATCTGACTACATCAACACTCAATCTGGATATGGATATGGATATCACGGAAGTAATACTCATGGAATTGGTGACGGAAATGTAGATGGATGTAACGATGCACTTTATTCCGGATCCGAAGATTACTCGAGCACAGTTCGCGTATGTAGATGTTATTGGAAATCCGCAACAAAGATTAGAGCTAAGAAATCTCCAAATCCACACAGAGAAGGATCTTACTTTACTCACATGATGAGTGACGGTGAAAAGATTAAGCCGGAAAAAGGTGAGAAAGAACAAGTTGGATACAAGAACGATATTTACCAAGGCGTATTAATTGATTCTAACATTTTCGTTGATTGTAGAAAGAAGCGAGTTGTTAGATCCAATGATAACTATGGTCGTGCAGAACTTCCTTATGTTGGTCGTGCACACAATTATTATACTAGAAAACCTTACTCTCTGGTATGGGCTGCAAAGGATGTTCAGATCCTTTACAACATCATACATTATCACAAGGAACTTTGGTTGGCACTTTCTGGAGTAAAAGGATTTATCATGGACAAGTCTCAGATCCCTGAAGGAATGTCAATGAAAGAATGGATGTATCAAAGAAAGATTGGAGTTGGATGGATCCAGTCGGTGAGATCAGGAATGAATCGTCAACCGAGCTTCAACCAATTCCAAAACTTTGATGATTCTATGGGACCAGGTATTCAATACCTCATCATGATGCTTCAGCATCTCGAGGCATTAGCGTCAAGTATTACAGGTGTCTCTCCTCAACGAATGGGAGATGTCGCTCCAACAGATCAAGTTGGTACCACAGAGCAGAGTATTAGAAATTCCGCACTTGTTACGGAAATCATATTCTATGATCATGAGCAAGTGAAGCGAAGAGTATTGACAAGAGTTATTAACCTTTGTCGCGGAGCCTGGAAGACTGGTAAAAAAGGATCCTACATTTTAGGAGACTTTGCTCAAGAGCTACTGAATGTTCCTGCTAGTACCCTCGAAAGAGCAGACTATATGGTTTTTGCTTCTGATAGTGGGAAGGAAGAGAAGGCATTGCAGGATCTAAAAGGATTTGCTATTGCACAACAGCAGAAAGGACTACTTACATTCGGGAATGTGGTTAAGCTTTATAATGTGGACAGCCTTAGAGAACTTGAAGCAAAAGTGGAGCAGTATGAAGAAATTGCTAATAAGCGTATGCAGGCAAACACTGAAGGTGAACGTCAGCATGATATGCAAATGAAGCAAATGGACCAGGAACTCAAGATGATGATTGACAAACAATCTGAAGAGTCTAAAATGATGATGGCCCAAATCGAACAAGCGAAGCTTCAATGGGAGCAACAAAAGTTCACTATGGACCAAGGCCTGAAGAGATATGAAATCGATAAGAAGGATCTCACTCAGAATAAAGACATTGATGTTGAGCAGTCAACTGAGATGGCATTCCTGGACCAACAAAAGAAAGAATCAAATCAAGAGTTTCAACTCGAGAAGGCTGATTTAGCTATGTCTGGAGTGGAGGCCGCAGAGAAAAATATTGGCAGTAGAGCCAAGGAGCAAGTTAAGGATTAACGAGTAATTGTTAATTTACCTATATTTGTTACAGAGAACAGAAAAAAGATAAACAGATTTAAAAGCAAGTTACTATGAGTCAAGAAGGAGAAGCAAATCAGTCAGGAGCACCGGAAGGTGGAGCAGTAGAAGCCCCAAACATGGATGCATTAAGTGCACCAGCAGGCGGATACGATCCATTTATTCATAACAGTGCAGAGTCAAATTCTACACCGGAAGGTGGTGGAGAAGGAGAACCTATCCCAGGTGGTAGCGGAATTCCAGAGAACTTACCCAATTTAGATGAGGCGAGTCAGAATGGAGTTCAGTCTACGGAGCCCGAAGGAGGTACTCACGATCCGGATGATTATACTCAAACTATTGATCCAGCAAATCCTGCTGATGCAAACAACCAAGAGCCCAATCAAGGAGATCCTAATTCAGGAGAGACTCCTTACTGGATGAAGCCATTTGATCAACTCAAAGAGCAGTATCCAGAATGGGAAGTTCCTGAAGGAATTACCGAGGAAAATTACCTGCAAGTTTACAACCAGGTAACACAACCTCAACAGCCGCAACTGCATCCTGAATTACAGAAGATGCAAGAAGCCCTGAATTCCGGAGTGGATTTCAATGACTTAGTTAAGAATTATAATGACAGCAATGTGAACTCTATGTCGGATAGAGATCTAATGGCTGCTAGTTATAAGGATAACTTTAAAGGTTGGGATGATGCGAAGATTGCATCAACACTTGACAAATTAGAACAGAATGGTATGCTTGAGATTGAAGCTACCAAGCTTAGAAACGCGATCTCTCAGCAAGAGAACAGTGTGGCAGAACAAATGACGCAACAACGTCAAGTAGAGTACCAAGAGCAGCTAAAGCAAATGGATGCCGAACGAACACAACAAATCAACGAATCATTGGACATTATTAACAAAGCAGAAGACATTTATGGTCTCCCTATCAGCCAAGCTGAAAAAACGGAGTTCAGTCAGTATTTCTCACAGTTAGTGACTCCAGACGCAAAAACAGGCGTTGCACCTATGATGGACATGTTGCAAAGCAACGAGACATTGGTTAAGGTAGCAATGATGATGTGGAAAGGTGATGATAAAGTTCGTGGAGCAATTACAGATGCTAAAGAATCCGGTAAACAAGCTATGTTGGGAAAACTTGATAAGAAGCCTCGAACTACGCCACGAGGAGGAAACGCTGGGGATCCACTGAAAGTTGACCTCGATGCTTTATCAGCTCCCGAAAGAATTGGGAACTAATTAAAATCGAGATAAATGAATTTGTTTAATTAATAAAAAAATTAGCGATGAAAATTATCGGTACTGGCACATACGATGCCAATAGAACAACGATGACGAACTCTCTAGCGGCAGCATTATTGACTCGCCCTGAGATTGCTACTAACGTAGTAAACCTGTTTGAAGACAACTTCTCAGCGTTCTCATCTTACCTCTCAAGGAGAGGAATGGTTAAAAAGGGATTGACTCCAAATATGGACACTAGCGATTTCCGTGTAATCGGAAACAGAAAGTTCATGTGGGCTCTTAAAGGATACCCGTTTAGAAAAGGAACTGTAATTGTTGATGCAACCGATGCTACTGGTGCAGCAACTACAACTCCTGGTATCAATTCTTCAATTTTCCTTTTGACTTTAGATACAAACTTCTTCTCTCCTAACGATACGTTAGAACTTGGAGACAGAAGAACTATCATTCAGATTATGGATGAGTATCCTATCGAAGTACAAACTGGACAATGGCAATACAAGTGTAAGCTTGTTGCAAATGTTCAAGGAGCTTTTTGTGATCCAGCATTGGTTGCAACGGGTGCTGAAGTAGGATTCAGTTACACAGCCTTCCCAGAGCTTTCTGAGACAGGATATGAAAAGAACACGTTCCCAGAGTGGCATACAAACTACTTGACTATCCAAAGAATGCAGTTCTCAATTTCAGGATCAGCACAAAACACAGTATTGTGGGTTGAGCACAACGGTCAGAAATTGTGGTTCAAGCAGCAAGAAATGGATATGTTACGTCGTTGGGCCTATGCTCGTGAGAATCAATTGATTTTTGGACGTGCTTCTATTGACTCTAACGAGAACGTATATCTTCGTGACTTGAAAGGTCGTGAGATCGTTCAAGGTGATGGTCTTGTTGCTCAAGGGGACGCTTCATTGAAGTTCCAGTATAATAACTTGAACGTGAAAACGATCGAGAACATTATGCAAAATCTTCAGTTGTTGACAAACAGCGATGGATTAACTGAGGTATTTGTAATGGGTGGTCAAGCATTCGTTTGGAATTTCCAACGATTGATGCGTGATGTATTCAAGTACAATCCTGAGCCATTGTTCGTTTCAAAGAGCGACCAGGAGAAAGGAGTTAAAGTTGCGTTTACAAGCTACGAAATGGCAGGTGTTAAACTTGTTGTTGCTTGGAACAAAGCAATGGATGCTGCTTGGAGACCTCAGCAGAAAGATATGTACGGAACGAACTTAGAGTCGCACCGTGGATTCTTTGTTTCTTTAGGAAACACTATCGGTGGAGATGCAAACGTTGATTTGGTTGCTTTAGGTAATGGATCTGATGATCGTCGTTACGTTAAGAAAGTGATCGATGGTATGGCTTCTCCTCAAGGAACAGGACGTAGAGAATTTGCGTCGAATTCAGTGGATGGATATCAAACTCAAATCTTGTCTGAGACAGGTCTTTGTTTGAAGAACCCATTCGGATTCGCAGAACTTTATAAGCCTAACGCTTAATAGGTTCAAGGTAAAAAGAAATAAGAAATAAGATATAAGATAAAAAGATATGGAACTTACATCAAATATTAAAAGACTGGTTGCGATTGACAAGAAATTTCATGAAGCACCAGTCTTCATTATCCCAAAGGAGGATTCTAGGACTAAGAAGGTTATTGATTATAAAGGGAGACTCTCGGAAGAGTTACAGGAAAACGTAACTGTTTCACTTGAGCCTACTCGAGATCGTGACGACAAAATCATTGATGAGGTGAGCATCAGGGTACAACATCTTCAAGTTTTTGACTTGTCGAACCCAAATGACGCTTTATTTTTCGAGGTTGTTAAAGATGATCAAATGATCGCACCATCGAAGGACGCAATCAATCCTATTAAACATCGATACTACATCGAGGACAAGGAGAAAGAAGCAGTGGTTACTATTAGCAAATCGAAATTGAAGAAGAAAGCATTTGATGTTATCGCTTCTCTATCGACAGAGCAACAAGAAAACTACGCGAAGATCCTTGGAAAGTATGTGAGAGGATTGTCAGGAACGCAAATAGAGTCAGCTCTATATGCTGTTGCAGATGATAAACCGCAAACTATTCTTGACGTGGACAACGATAAGGATCTCAAGTACAAAATCTTCCTTAGAAGATGTGTTGAGAAGACATTCATCCATATGGATAATGGTAAGTATATGAACGGGAAAGACCTGATCGGTATTAATGAGGACTATGCTATTCAATGGCTGAAGGATCCGCGTAATAATCCAATTGTTTCTCAATGGGGAACTGCACTGGAGAAGAACGTAGATGTTATGCCTAACATAGACCAACACATTGTACCACAAGGACCGACTCCTTCTGAAGAAGTTACTGAAGAAGTTACCGCGACTGAACCTGAGCACGAAGCTCATAATATAAATGATGACAATGAAAATGTAGACTAATGTTAGTTACCGCGACGGACATATTCGTTTATTTCCTTGACTGCTTAAATAAAGAGCAAACAGGAACCTGCACTCCTGCTGAGTTCAACAGACTGTTTAACAACTCTCAAGAAGAGTGGGTTAAGAATAAATACAGTGAGGTTGAATTAACGCAGAAGAGGATAGATGATCTCCGCATTCTTGAATGTAGAGATATCCTTCCTAACGTAGGTGTAAACGAACCTGGCGGAGAGATCTTCGAGCTTCCATACAATGAGAGCTCGTTTGTCACTACTCCAGGAAACCCAAACGGTGATAATCATGGCTACATGTTTCTTTTAAATTGTGCATTCAAGATTCAGTACATCAATGATGACTGTTGTAGAGAAGGGATATCTCCAGAGTTCATGGCTTCTAAGCCAATGAAAGCTGATAAGGAATATGCGATTGCCAAGGATCCTTACAATAAACCGACTAATGATCGACTTTATTATAAGATGCTAGGGAATACGATCCGAATTATAACGGGAACTGAATCTTTTGGTGTTCAAGCTGCTATTGATTACCTTAGATATCCAAGAGAGATTAATGTGCCTGTACCAGGAGCTTTGCAAGAAGTTAACTGCGAATTGCCATTACATGCTCGAGAAGAGATAATTGATATTGCAGTAAGAAAGAAATTGGGGATTTATGAATCTCCTCGTTATCAACAAAAAATGGGTGAGGACGCTCAATCAATTACTTAGTTTTAATTTTTAATACATAGAAAAATGTTAAGAAGACAAGCAGACAGAATTCTATTGAATACAATAGATCCTGCATTAATCACAAATATTACAGCCAATGTAGCTGTAACCATCGAAGGGTATGGAACCCTTACTGTTGCAAGCCAGATAGAATCACATAAAGGGTGTTCTGCGGCTGAAACTCCAAAAGAGGTAACAATTGATGTAGCTATTCCTACATCATGCGAATGTCCTTATGAGTGGTGTATGACTGTTGAATGTTTACCGAATTTGAAAACTTACGAAGTTCAAACGACGTTCCCATCACACAGAACTTACTGCTACGAGGATCCTGCTGGAGGAACTCCAACTGCCGGTGACACTGCTGCCGCAATTGCTGCTAGAATTAACGCTGATCCATTCTCGTGTGTAACTGCTGCCGTTGCTGGTACTGTTATCACTTTGACTGCGAAGCCAGGTGTTAACTTTAACGCATACACTGCATCAGGAACAGTTACTGAAACTGTACCTTACGTTGCTGCAATCCTTTCAGGAGAAGATATGGCACGTTTGTTCCCAATCCGTCATGGAGTATTTGGTTCACAACCAAACATTCCAGTGCCAGGTGGAACTTACTGTGAATACCACTTCCGTTGGATGAAGGATGGAGCTGTTCAAGATGTTGATGGTGCAAGTCACTTCAACGACTACGAGCAAGAAGTTTACTTCTATGTTCTGAACACTGCTGCAAACTTTGCTGCGTTTGATGGACCTGTTGCTGGGTTAATTCCTATTGCAAACGGTGGTACTCTGTAAATGAGTATTGCTTGGACTATACTGATGATATGTCTATTCTGCCTCGGGTTGCGTGAAGTCACTGACGACATCGACGGAGGCAGGATAGGGTATCCTCTCAGACAATGGTTCTTGGATAATACACCAATCTGGGTTGCAAAACCAATAGTTGTTTGCTGTTCTTGTATGGCGAGCTTTTGGGGTACTGTAATCTACTGGTTGGTATTAATTCATTATGCCGATAGTCTTATAGAAGAACTTTGCAAATGGGAAACATATGGTCTATGGATCTTTTGCTGTGTATCAGCTTCATATATAAATACCGTTTTTTGGGTTCTGCGAAATAAGATGATTGGCTTGTAAATCAAGCACATGTCAAAGACTCTTGCAGAAATAGGATATAGTATCAGAAATCAAGTGAAGGGATTTTTCTCTTCCGATGATGAACGGATTGACATCCAACTTGTTTATGACAAGGTTTGGGATGTTAGGTCTATGCTCTTAAAAGAAGAGTACAGACGATTCAAACAACTTAATGATCAAGACTTTACATCTGAGTGTTGCCTGGAAATCCAGTGCGACGTTGTTTCATGTAAGGGCTATAATTCCGGAGAGAAAGTTTTCTTCGTTCAGATCCCTAAGGTTGAGTCTTCTCTTGGAGGAGATGCCGTTAAGTATTTCGGTACTATGAACAAAAAGACTCCTTTTAGAAAGCAAAGTTTTCAAGGACACTTATATTCAGGTCACGAGAAATACACCGGGAATGCCCCGTCTTTTACTTTTGTAGATGACAAGGCCATCCTGAAGAACCTTCCTACTAAAGGAATGAAGTTCATGTGTATGATTGCCGTATTCGAGAGTCCTGGAGACATATGCAATGAGGACGATCCATTCCCAATTGCAAGACACTTGGTACACAAACTTGAATTATTAGTCATACAACAATTAATGAGCACTCTTCAGATTGGGCCTGATGAGAAAAATGACGCTCGTGATGACAGTCCAGAACCACTTCAAAAACAAAGCAGAGTTGAGTAATGTCGATAGTAAAGCAAGAAGATAGATCCGGTGTTGTTACATTTCAGAATAGAGTGTACATGGGTGGTGTTTTATTTAAAATAAATCATCAGTATCCTTTTGACCGTGTTGTTTGGCTTGAAATCGGATGTGGATGTGGAGGAGTAGATAAGAAGCATGTTAAGCATTACAGCGTATGTGCCTCTGGAAATTCTTTTTTCATTGACGCTAAGTATTTAGTAGAAACCACAGTTCCAATTCCTGAAGACGCTCAGGACTTCGATATTGCGAGAAGAGATCAGCATAGAAATCCTGGTACAGACTTCTCTGATATAGTAAACAATCCAGATCCTGCCAAAATTTGGAATGTAGCTCAAGAACAGGCACGAGATAAATAGAAACAAGAATGAAGTATAAGACGTGGGAAGCTTATGGGAATCAATTCACATACAAGGTAAATTTACTAGATGATGTGTTAGATCTCACAAGATTCAAGAATCGTCCTTTTGTTGATTTTAAGGAGGTACTAAAAATGCCAAGAGAAAGGGAGGCTAAAAAGCTTGCAAAAGATGTGTTTACATTTTTTCTGAAAAGATTAGCCGAGGATCTCATTTATGAAAATGACATCTTTGTTTTGCCACTCCCAAGTTTTGGTTATATTAAAGTAGCGAATACAGCAAATCCAAGGAGGAAAGATTATTTCTACGATATTGAATCGGATGGAAAGATTTGGACACCAAGAATTAAGCTGGATCCTATGAATATTAGAAGGACAAAGAAACATTATAAGGTTAGGTTTAACCGGGACCTGCGAAACAAGATGCAGGATCTGATTGAGTCGGGCCACAAATACAGATAAGATGAGCAATTTTGACAATCCTTTGTACACAAGTAACTCTCAGACTGAGAATGACGGAAATGGAAACGGACCATGTGTGAACCTTCCAGGAGAAAATGGAATGTCAGGAAAATTTCAGGCTACTGGAATTGAGCAAATAGGATCTGGAAAATATGTTTCTGTAAGGAATGTTGCGGCTAGAATTGCCCGTAATGTTAAGGGTAAAGAATTTGACATCTATGATATAGCAGAATGGTGTGCTGAATGTGAGACTGATGAAATTGGAATGTATGAGGGGTTTGCGAAATTCCGAAGCGTTACTCTTCCAGTTAAACACAACAAAGCTTTCATGCCGTGTAATATCTATCGCCTATTAAGTGTTCACAAGAACAATTGTGCCATCCCGAAATATCACTGGGACGGTGCCTATCTTCGTTTTAATTTTGATGATCCGAGTACATTCAACTCTGAATATACTGTGGAAATCGATTACTTAGGAATCATGGTTGACGATGAAGGTCTTCCATTAATTCTTGATGGACACCAGGAGGCGTGCTATTGGTACATAATGACCAAACTTTATTTTGAGGA